TCCCAACTGCAATAGCAGCGTAGTCGGTTGCGTTCATCGTTTGGGCGTGGCATATCCAAAGACACCGGCAACGATCGAACCAAGAATGGCGCGATAGTCAATGGCAAAGTTTGATGTAGTTCCCCAGACGGCCAAAAATGCACCGATTGAAAGGATTATTGGATTTTTCTTATTCATTTAGTTGCTCCTAGTAGTGGGATCTTAAAGAACGAACCATCTTCATCACCTTTATTAGTGAAAGATATGTGGCAATGATGATCGTGCTTATTGATCCCCGTAAAAGGTCGCCAAAGCCATAACGATTTAGGGCTGGCAATTCGACCGGCGAATATGATGTACGAGATGCGCTTATCAGTTTTTGCCAAGATACGAAGTTGATCTGCCACATCGGGCATGAGGTCGGGCTTAGGTTTTCCGGATAAATCGCGATCAACATCGATGGCACGAACCCAGCCATTAGCATCTGGATTGTGATCAGACTCACGAGCTGCGTGGCGACTGTCGCCGATCCAACCATCCGAGGTACGGTCACGATCACGAAAGGCGTCGTCGAATTGTTCACGAAGTTGAACTCCAGCCTTGCATAGTTTTGGGTTCATCCCAGAAGGATCGCCAATTCATCTGCTGTTAACCCAAGGCGTTCAGCGATGGCGGCTTTAGCAGCAGCCTTCTCCGCAGCAGCATCTTCCTCAGCTGCTTTAGCCTTGGCGTAAGCGATTGCATCTGCCTCGCGTTGCTTGATTTCCTCAGCGGTTAGTTCAACCTCAGAGACTTCACCTGTCTCGCAGTTAACGATGATCTTTGTGTCTGCCATTTTGTCTCCTTATGAGTTCTTGATGCCGTAAAGGGTTGCGGTTGAGTATTGAGCAAATAAAGTAGTAGAAGTAATTGAGATAGAAGCCACCGCTGCAGTATTGGATAGTAACCCAGCATCAAAGCCAGCGTAAGCAGCTGCCGCGTTGTTTTCTCCAACCGCATCTACCGATACTGATTTATTAGTGCTGCCTGCATAATTAGGAATATAGATTTCTATATTAGAAAAAGTGCTTGCAGTATTTCCAGTAGTAGGCATAGTTGAAACAAGCCCAGCATCTATAAAAGTTGTACCTGCGCTGCCACTTGCGGCTGCCGATCCGCTTCCTGTTAAATATCTGTTTGTATAAGTAGTGACAGTACCATTAAAAGTAACTTTGGCTGCTCCAGTATTGGCAGTTACGGCGGTATCGCGGGTGCTTAATTTGACTACCAAATCGGTATAAGTTGCAGGTATGGAAGTGAAGTCAATAGTGGCTGCTCCAGCAAGGCCAACCGTTACGCTGCTGCCTATCTTTACATAAGTGTTAGCCATTTATGCCGCCTTAATTCCGTATAGGGTAAAGGTTGAACCGATAATAAAATTACCAATACCGCTTAAAACTGTTAAAGAAGTAATTGCGGCTGTGTTCTGCCATAGACCAACTACAGCCGCTACATAAGAAGTAGGCACGTTATTGGTTCTGGACAATGTTGACTTGTAAGTCGTGGCATTTGAGTAATTCTGTATTGATACGATTGTGTTAGATATCAGGGTCGTATCTGACCAGCCAGCCAAAACTGAGGTTTGAGAAGTTTCACGCGTTGAGGTTGTTGCTGTTCCATTGCCTCGAACGATAGTGTCCGAATAACCAGTAGATGAACCATTGAATTGAAGGCGAATATCTGTATTAGATCCATTTGAGTTGCCCGCAGTCGTTACAAGAACAAGGTCTGTATAAGTGCTTGGAATACTACTGAAAGTGTAAGAAGCAGTTGCGCTGCCAAGTGTTGTAGTCGCTATCGGTTCGTATGTTTTAGCCATTAGTTAATCCCATACAGAGCGAAGGATGAGTATTGCGCGATATTAGAAGCAGCAGTTCCATCGCGCATAGTAAAACTCAAAGTGTTAATTGCAGCGGTATTTTGCCAAAGACCACTTTCAAGCATAACGCGGCCAGTTGTGGAGTTGTTGTCTCGACCATGTAAAGCCCTTACGGTTTTGTATTTAGAAGTATTGGCATAATCAAGAATATCAATGACATGGACTGAATACATCGATGCGCCGTCGCCGACGGTCAAAGACTGATAACTACCGTTATTTCCCACCAAAGCATACGGAACCGTCGCTTCGCCGAAAGCCGTTGCGGTCGAACTTCCGCTACCTATTAACTGGTGGATCGCATAGTTGTTGCCTGAGTCTGAGTTCATGCGCATAAATAAAGCCGCACCGCCAGCAGTTGCCGATACTGCTTTGGTCATAATTCTCACTTGTAGATGCGAATAAGTGCTGGCAATCGAACTGAATGAAACAGTTGCAGTACCACCAGCGCCGACCGTAGTTGTGGCGATGGAGTCATAATCTCCAACGACAGCAGCAGGTACGCCAACCAAAGAGGCGATGTTATTGAGCATTAGGCGATCGCACCTACGACATACCAAGCATCTGTGCCAGTCTTGAGCAAAGCTGCTGACTTGTACTGAGCAAGGGTTGGAGCCGCGGCAGTAGCACCGGCGGAAAGAACGGTTGTAGTTCCAGATGTAACGGCTGAGATAGTGCAGAGACCAGCGCCGATATTGAGAACGGTAATAACTGTGCCGATTGGATGAGCCACGGTCGCGTTTGTAGGGATCTTGATCGCGTTCGCTGAGGCGTTAGATTGAGTAATAAGGGTCTGGTAAGAGTCGCCTATAACTGTTGTATAGGTAGTACCAGTCTGGGCATTGATAGTGAAAGCCACTAGCCCGTTGAACATAGCAGCTGAGAGAACATCGCCTGTCGCCGCTGGGAAGCCTGTTGCCATTTTTTCTCCTAATATGCCATTGTGTTAGTGCCGATTATACCTGATACCGTCGATCCTATTATGAAGCCATCGACTATCGGTTCGAGAGTCGTGACGGTACAGATCATTTTATTCGGATTGATATCCCATGCTAGACCTTGGCATTGAAGGGTCTTAACGATGGTAGATCCATCAGGTTGAACATTTGTGATAGTCATTGGCTGGAAGTAATCCAGAGCCAACATAGTTGCGGTTGGAACCGCTGGATCTTGGAGATCAACCGTCATCGCATCGATGCGGATAGTTGTCTCCTGACGAGTTGCCACATAAACAGCAGCGATATTGTAAGCATCGGTGTCAGTAGCGCAGACTAGATCGGTTTGATTTGTTTGGTGAGGGAAGTATTTGACGATCGAAGTATTGTTTGAATAAGACTGTTTTGTGCCGCCATAACGAGTCATATCGGCTGAATTGACGATCAGTTTGTCATCGAAGGCAAATACCAGGTTACGGTAAGGAATGCCGCCAGATTGATTGAACTGGATTGGAGTGGCGTTGTAAGACTTGATCACATTGGTGCGAGACTTAAATACGGCAGTTCCGTTAGGGTTGATATAGAACGCGCCTTGCTCAGAAAACTCGACATTCTTGAGGGCATTAAGAGCTGATCGAGTAGTGGCTGGATCGGCTATGCAGGTTGTATCGCCTGTATCGATCGTTCTCATTGAGTTAGGCCATTGGACTTGATCGAGGATTTTGCCTGTTCGAGTGCCGGTATCTTGGCCAGCAGTAGTTGAAGCAATAGTAGATACCGAAGCCATATTCATTAGACGGAAGGCGTCATTACATTCGATATCTACATAACCTGTGTCCTGATTTACCGGATAGGTGTAGATATAGTTATTTGTGTAACCGCTGAATAAGAAGTAACCCACGCCGTTATAGGTAGCCGAAATACGGATCTTACGAAGCGGCGTTAAATAACCGTAATAAGGGCTATTGACATTCTGAGGATTGAAATACGAATTAGGATCGTTGACTCGGATTGTGGCAGTTCCAGCTTCATAAGTATCACGCGGAACATTTCGACCGCGACGGATCGATATCTGCATAACATTCGGAGTCAGATCGACTACTGGATCTGGAACGGTTGTCGAGGATAAAGTTCCAGTTCCTAAAACGCCATATTTAGGATCGCCGATAGTGAATGGATATCCGAATGTCGCTCCAGATGAGAAGTCGAAACTTACGGAGATCTGGGCTGGTAGCGTCATCCGCCGAAGGTTCCCTGAGATCTGCTAAGCGCTGCTTGCTTGCCTGAAAGGGAATTGTTCAAAAGACCATCTCGAACGGCTGATACCAAATCTTGCTGAGTAGTAACGCTGCCTTGAACGGTTATGTTGATTGTCGGATTTACCCCAGCAATAACACCTGCGGATAATCCACCGAGAGGGCCGACTTGAGCAAGCGTTGACATCGTTGCAGTCGATGAACCGTTGTAGATGCCTTGAGTATCAAGTGCAGCCGATGGGATTTTTGTTGGATTAACCCCAGCAATAACACCGGCTGCTAAACCGCCTAATGGCCCTACTTGGGCAATCGATGAACTTAGATTAACAATCTCAGAGGCTTTCTTCTGAATGGCATCGAGTGAAGTCAACCATCCCGAGAATGGGTCTGTGGCTGGCTTAAGTCCTGAGTAATAGGCAACCAGTTCTTTAGTCAATCCTTGAGCCGTGGCTACCTGAGCGGCTAGTTTAGAAGCCTCGGAAGTATTTTCTTGCAATACCGCTAATTGAAGTTCGGCGCGCTTGCGATCCTCGTCTGACAATTTACCTTTGAGGGCTGCAACGAGTTCGATCTGTTGCATATCAAATAAAGCATTGGCTTTCTGTAGTGCGGTTTGTTCTTTGACCGCTTTTGTATTTTTAGCAGTAAGCGCAGCTTGTTCTTTGGCTCGTTTGGCAGCGGCTTTTTCAAGTGCTGCTTTTTTAAGTTCTGCCGCAACGGCTGGAGTAACACCGGAAACTTGTTTATTTCTATTTACTTCTGCTTGGCCTATTGCACCAAAGGCTTTGAAATTGCCGGTTAGTAAGGCTTTACCTTGAGCAAGGCCAACGCCGAAACGACGGATAAAGGTTTCTAGGGCGACCGATGCTTTGTCAATCAAGTTGACGGTGTTATTAAGTCCGCCATTGCTGTCGCCATTGAGAATAGATAACGCATCTACCAAGCCTTTTCCGATGGCTTCTTTGGCGTTATTTGCGGCGACGGCTAACTTGTTGAGAGATCCGCCATAACTATTGGCCGCGACGATTGCTTGGCCGCTGAATAGAACGGTTAATCGAGACTGGATTTCCTCGAAGTTAGATGAAGTTAATTCAGCCTTTGTAAGACCGACGCCTAGACGACCGAGCGCTTGTGTTTGACCTAGATAAGCCTTTTGAAGGCTTTGTGAAACTTGAGCAACGCTTTTACCTGTTCCAGCGCTAATATCTAAGGCAAGGCTTAATAGTTCTTGAGATTTAGTTATGTCGCCTGTGGCACGAAGTAAGCGATCCATGGCTGGGCGAAGTTCGTCATCCAGTACGCCTGTTTGTTTTTCCAAGCGAGAAATATAATCGTTGACCATCTTAGAACCCGAGGCAAAACCAAGTCCTAAATTGTTAAGAGTTTGAGTTAAAACCTTGGCGGCATTGTCATCGGCTGCAAAAGCTTTGACCGATGCTTTGCCAAAGTTAACGATTGCTCGAGTTCCATAGGTAACGCCCAAAGCACCGGCAACATTTTTAACAGATTTAGTTAATTTATCAAGGGCTGTTTCGGCAAGTTTGAAACCTCTGGCATCAAAAAACGAACCGACATTGATCGATACATTTTCATTTTGATTAGCCATTACGCTACCTTCTTAAAACTGGTATATGAGGCGCGGTTATAGAACTCGGTTCTAGCGGCATCAATGGCTCGCATTGCGATGCCCATTGGATCGTCTTTGCTTTCACGCCAAGCGCGATAAATCAGGCGGCCTTGGCCTTGCAGACTTGATACGAGTGGACTCAAGTTTGATATGAATTGAGCGCCTGCATTCGGATTGGATGAACGGCTTACTTTGTGGCTAGTTCCACCTGCCTTTGGGCCGACCCATGGCTGACCATTAGGGTTCTTGCGACCAGAAGTTTCATAGATAGCGCCGACGGCAGATTTGTTCATAATTCTAGCCATCGATGAAAAACCATTTTTATTGACTTTGCTTGGACTGGTCGAATAGGTAATACCTCGAACGATTGTCGAAGTACTCCATTGAGGAAAGCGACCTTCAGAGAAGCTGCGAGCAGCCCATCCGCGCATAGGCGCATGAGAAGGAACGAAACCTTTAGCGGCTTTAGTAACTGGAACCAATGCGCGTTTGAGTTCTTTTTTCAAAGCCTTTTCCAAGTCCGGTGTGAATTGGCGCATGGCTTTACGGAGATCAGCGTTTCCTCGTATTTCTACGGCTGGCATCTTTGATCTCCTTTGCTCTGTCATTGAGAACGAGAACCATTGCCTTGAGCATTCTCGTATCTAGTTCAATTAAGTTTTGTGGCGAGATACCAGTTTCAATCGCTAGTGATGCGATGAAATAGGTGAAGGTATCTCGCGCTAGGCCAAAGGGTCGGACTCAAGTACCTCAACGCTTTTCAGCGTTGCGATAAAGTCCTCACCAAACGGCTTAACGGTTTCACCCGCCCGACGACATGCTTCCCACACCAGCCAATAAACATCTGACTGTTTTTGATCCTCGATCATGGCTTTGTGGAAGCCTTTGTTACGACTCTGCTCGAAGGCGTACTCAATTACCGGAGTAATCTCGTACTCGTTGACGGAACCGTCTGCCCTTACGACTTTGAGTTTTGCCATTTTAGCCCCTTAGTTAGTTATTAGAATGAACCTGAAGTTGTTACTGCGACAGTACCAGACACATTGAATGTTACATCCTGAGTCGATAGATCACCAGTTGCACCGTTGATGTCGGTTGTGCCATTAACTAGGCAAGTCATTGTGTATAGAGGGTTAGTTGCTGAGACTGCTGTTCCCTTGTTCTGTAATAGAACTACAGTCACATTTGTACCCCAAGCAGCTTGCAAGGTTGCTAGAACCGATGCTGATGCTGTGTCGTTCAAGAATGAAATTGTGACCGATGAGGCTTCAAGTCCTTTGATGAACCTATGGCCTGAGTCACCCATCGCTGTTACTTCAAGTTCATCGAAGTTACGGTTAAGTGTGATGCTGTTGACATGGTCTGATAGATCGACAGAGTTAACCTTAACGCCGACCCCGTTGTTTAGAAATACTGCCATTTAGGTTATTCCTCGTCTTTCTTAGTAG